CATGGCAGAGGAAAGAAGGCAAGTCCGAGAAGGGCGGCTTGAACGCCAAGGGTCGGGCCTCCGCGAAAGCGCAAGGCATGAACTTGAAACCTCCCCAGCCGGAAGGCGGCTCACGGCGCGACTCTTTCTGTGCAAGGATGAGTGGCATGAAAAAGAAACTGACCTCTGCCAAGACCGCCAACGATCCGAATTCACGGATCAATAAATCTTTGAGGGCTTGGAATTGTTAGATCTAAACACCGCATGGTCAGCAATCCTATCGTTAGTGATCGGATTGCTTGGTTACATGATGAACGAAAAGTTCAGGGAGCTTGCTCGCATAAGCATTCTCTTGAACAAAACCCGTGAGGAGGTTGCCCGTGATAACGTTACTCAAGCAGAAGTGGACCGCATTACAAACCACATTGATCAGCGCTTTAACAAACTTGAAGCAAAAATTGACCAGCTTATTCAAGCGGGGCGATAATGCCAAGCAAGAGTAAAGCTCAACACAATTTCATGGCGGCGGTGGCTAATAACCCATCTTTTGCTAAGAAAGCAGGCGTTCCCACCTCTGTGGGAAAAGATTTTTCGGCGGCTGACAAAGGCCGTAAATTTTCTAAAGGTGGCGATATGAAAAAGATGAACATGGGCGGATACGCATCAGGCGGTTTAAACATGGTCAACAAAAGCGGCAAAATGGTTCCCGACTTTGCTGCTGACGGCGTTGGCAAGATGGCTAAGGGTGGCATGGCCAAAGGCGGCATGAAGCATGAAGACGTAAAGATGGACAAGAAGATGATGCAGAAGGCCGTAAACAAACACGAAGGTCGTTTGCACAAAGGCTCAACCATGACCAAGTTGTCTAAAGGTGGCGGTATCGAGTCTAAGGGTAAAACCAAAGGCAAGATGATTGTCATGAAAAATGGCGGAAAGTGCTAAGGAGCTAAAAATGGCAACCAAAAAACCTATGAAAAAATCTAGACGCTACGACGAAGGCGGCAGCGTTGATGATTCTGACGCCAAAAAGCGTGGTTTAGAAATCTCCAACAAAGAAGCGCCAGTAGGCTTTTTTGAGCGTCTTCGTATGGGCAACATTGATCAGCCCGGTTCAGAGGCGTACAACCGCTTTGGCGCTGGTCGTGGATACGCCAAAACTATGGAAGATGAGGGCGAGGCTATGCGTGCCGCACAACGCGCTCCTTCTGCCCCGGCTGCGCCAGCTCCATCTGCCCGCCCTTTGTCTGACGACATGTATTCAGATACTGGTCCTAGTGAAGGACGTAGCTCTAGCGAGACAGTTAAGCCAACACGCCCAGCAGCAAGCAAGCCGACAGTGCCAGCGTCTAAGCCTGCCGCTCCCAAATTAACTCCTGAATCTTTCTCAGTGCCTAGATTGATCGACCGCACCAAGCCTGTTGGCACAGGCAACCAGCGCGGGCCAACTGCTGAAGAGTTGGCTGACTATGCTGCTAAGAAAAATCAGAAGCCATCTGCCGCTAGCAAGATGGATGTTCAAGGCATGAAAGAAAAAGCCAAATCTGCTTTGGCAGAAGATCCAACCGCTTTGATTGGCGGCGCTGGAGCAGCTGCTGCCGCTTTGTTGGCAAGAAGCAAGTTTGGCAAAATGGCTAAAGGTGCAAAAGAAGCTGCAGAAAAAGCCTCTCCATACCTTAAAGAAATTGGCACTAATGCTCCTAAAAAGCTTCTTGAAGGACCTCGCAAGTTGCTTGAAGGTCCTCGTAAAGCCACCAAAACATCAGATGTAACGGATGTAGTTCCTAAATCTACGTCATATCGCAGCTTGACTGGCAAAGCTAGAGAAGATGCAAGAGCTGACGAAGCCCGCGATAAGTTGATGAAGTCTGACTTTGTTAAAAAGCCCAAGAAGTCATTGGATGAGTCAGATACCAGCGGTGGCGCAATTGGTTACAAACGTGGCGGCAAAGTCATGAAGTATGCCTCTGGCGGCATGGTTGGATCTGCGTCTAGACGTGCTGACGGCATTGCCACTAAAGGCAAGACTCGTTGCAAGATTTGCTAAGGAAGCACCATGAAAAAATACGCTGAAGGTGGCATTTATACTGCCGAAATGGGGAAACCCCCCATGAATCCTGAAAGTGCGCCACCTTCTAAGAAGCCTGCGCCAAAGCCAGCAGCACCCAAAAAAGCTGCGCCACCAAAAGACACAGTGTTTCGTGAAGGTATGCCAGTGCCACAAGATATTGATGGCAGATCTGTTAAAAAAATGGCTAAAGGCGGTTCAGCTTCTAGCCGTGCTGATGGTTGCGCTACAAAAGGCAAAACTAAGGGCAAAATGATTACCATGAAAAATGGTGGGATGTGCTGATATGGCAGCCTCTAAAACTTCAGTGGTTAAGTCTTTAAAAAAGGCTGGGTTTTACGAGGCCCCAAAACCTAAACGTCTAAGCATTATTAACAAAGTTACAACCAAGCCCCAGCGCATTGAAATGGTTGATAAATTGTTTCTAGCTAAGAAAGCTAAAGGTAACGCAAAATGATGGCAAGCCGTGGTATGGGAGCAATGCTCCCAAGCAAAATTCCCAAAGGTGTACGCAAGGCACGTAGGGATAATACCGATTTCACGCAGTATGCTGAAGGCGGTAAGGTCAACGCTGCTGGTAACTACACCAAGCCCGGCCTGCGTAAGCGAATTGTGTCTCAAGTTAAAGCTGCTTCAACTCACGGCACAGGCGCAGGCCAATGGTCGGCTCGCAAAGCTCAACTTGTTGCTAAGAAATACAAAGAAGCTGGCGGAGGGTACAGAGATTGAAAGCACCTCAGAAATCACTCAAAGATTGGGGCGACCAGAAATGGCGCACTAAGTCTGGTAAACCGTCAAGCAAGACGGGTGAGCGATATTTGCCTGAAGCAGCAATTAAGTCTTTGTCCCCCCAAGAGTATGCGGCTACAACCAAGGCCAAACGTGCTGGTAAAGCATCTGGTAAACAGTTTGTAGCTCAACCCAAAGCAATAGCAAAGAAAACGGCAGGATTTAGATGACCACTACCGGCTCAACCCTCTTTAATCTTGACTTCACGGAAATTGCCGAGGAAGCATGGGAGCGTGCGGGCCGGGAAATGCGTTCAGGCTATGACTTGCGTACAGCACGCAGGTCAATGAACCTAATGACCATAGAGTGGCAGAACCGTGGCATCAACATGTGGACCATGGAGCAGGGTATCATTAACCTAACTCCCGGTTTAGCTACATACGCATTACCTACAGACACCATTGATCTGCTAGAGCAGGTCATCCGTACTGGGTCTAACACTGCGTCTACGCAGGCTGATCTCACCATCACACGTATTAGTGTTTCTACTTATGCGACCATCCCAAACAAGCTACAGCAGGCGCGTCCAATCCAAGTCTGGGTCCAGCGCTTGTCTGGTGAAGTCAATCCTACAAGCTCTACGCTTGCTTCAGCCATCAACTCCACAGACACCACGATCACGCTTAACACGGTGGTTGGGTTAGCCAATGCTGGGTTTATACGCCTAGACACCGAAGACATCTACTACACATACGTCACAGGGAATACCCTAGGCGGTGTGTTCCGTGGCCAGAACAATACGACCGCAGCTTCTCATGTGATTAATACTGCCGTGTATGTGCCCCAGCTTCCTGCTGTGACTGTCTGGCCTACGCCTGACAACTCTACTCCTTACCAGTTTGTGTATTGGAGACTGCGCCGAGTGCAAGATGCTGGCGCTGGTGTTGAGACAGCAGACATGAATTTCCGCTTCCTGCCTTGCCTTGTTGCTGGTCTGGCATATCACATTGCCATGAAAGTGCCTGAGTTAATGCCTCGCCTTGATATGCTCAAAGCTGCATACAACGAGCAGTTTGATCTGGCAGCTGGCGAAGACCGCGAGAAAGCTGCTGTTAGATTTGTACCCCGTCAGATGTTTATCGGTGGGAGTATGTAATGGGTAACCGATTCGCATCCGGCAAGATTGCGATTGCTGAATGTGATCGCTGTGGACAGCGGTACAAATTAAAGAAGCTTAAGACCGAGGTCATTAAGCAACGTCAGTATCAGTTATTGGTGTGCCCAGAATGCTGGGACCCAGATCAGCCGCAGTTAATGCTCGGCACGTTTCCAGTAGATGATCCACAGGCATTGCGTAACCCACGCAGAGATACAACCTATGTGACATCTGGTGTAAACGCTAATGGCAATCTTTCAGGTGGTTCACGGGACATCCAGTGGGGGTGGCAGCCGGTTGGCGGGGCTAGTTTTAATGATGCAGGTTTGACGCCAAATTACTTGATAGCAACCACATTTGTGGGTACAGTTAGCATAACTTAAGGAGTTTAAACATGGCATATACACGATCAGCTGACGGCATTGCAAAAAAGGGCAAAACCGAAGGTAAAAATTTGGGCAATAGCGGCCCAAACCAAAAGGAAATGATGGGCGGCATGGGCAAAGGTAAGGGTAAAACCAATGCCGACATGTTGTCTATGGGCCGTAACTTGGCAAAAATTGCCGCACAGAAACGAGGCTAATCATGGCTACATTTAGCAAAAAAATGATGGGTAAAGAAGTTGGTGATGCCAAGGTCTACGCCACACCACACACCATGACTGGTAAGGTTGTTAAAGCTTCTGAAAACCCCGGTTCAGGTTCTGACCACAGCGATGCCGGAACAGTCAATATGGCTGTAGGTAACGTTTATCGTCGCGCACAGCCAGCAGCAAAGACAACTGGTATTAAAGTACGCGGTACTGGTGCAGCCACTAAAGGCTTGATGGCAAGAGGCCCGATGGCATGAACTACGCCGAGCTTGTCGTTGCGGTAAGCGATTACTGCGAGAACTCTTTTCCAACGGTTGACATGGATATTTTTATCCGTCAGGCGGAGCAGCGCATCTATAACACTGCGCAGCCAGCCAATTTGAGAAAGAACATGACAGGCGTATTGTCTTCGGGCAATAAGTATTTATCAGCTCCGGGTGACTTTTTGTCCACATACTCGTTGGCGGTTGTGGATGCGGCTGGTGACTACAAGTACCTGCTTAATAAAGATGTAAACTTTGTGCGTGAGGCGTACCCAAGCTCGTCTGCTACGGGTCTACCAAAGCACTACGCTATCTTTGGGCCTTCTACATCAGATTCTACAGAGCTGTCGTTTATTCTTGGCCCTACGCCAAATTCAAACTATGTGGTTGAGTTGCATTTCTATTATTACCCTGAGTCTATCGTCACTGCTGGAACTACTTGGCTAGGTGATAATTTTGACTCTGTGTTGCTGTACGGTACTATCTGTGAAGCTTACACCTACATGAAAGGTGAGGCTGACATGGTTAAGTTAGCGCAAGATCGTTACGTTCAGGCCATTGCTTTGTATAAAAACTTGGCAGACGGCAAGCAGAGGATGGATGCTTATCGTGATGGACAGGTTAGGGTTGCTGTTTCATGAGCTCGATTGTCCAAACACAAACCACCAGCTTCAAAACGGAGCTGTATACAGCCATTCACAATCTGTCCACTGACACATTGAAGATAGCGCTGTATACAGCCAATGCCAATTTAAACGAGGCGACCACTGTTTACACAACTTCTAGTGAAGTGACTGGCGGTGGTTATACAGCTGGCGGCGTTGTGTTGACAGGCGTGACGATTAGCTCTGACGGCTACACAGCCTATGTGAACTTTAACAACGCAGCATTCAGTGCATCAGTGACAGCTAGGTGTGCATTAATTTACAATGAAAGCAAGGCTAACCGGTCAATTGCCGTGCTGGATTTTGGGTCTGATAAGACATCAAGTAGTTTCATCATCACAATGCCAGCTAATACGGCGACATCAGCGTTAATTCGTAGTTCTAATTAAAGGTTTCTATGTCACACGAAAAAGTTACAAGTAAAGATGTTGTGGCCGCAGGGCTAGTGTGTGGCACACGTTCAGGCGAGTCTGCGTTGGCTTTAGGCCGCTTCACGATGGAGTGCGTTGGCGCTGATGGCAAAGTCAAGTGGACTGCAACAGAGCAAAATCTGGTTGTTAATACGGGCCTTCAGTACATGTGCGGCACAGCACTAACTTCTGTCACGCAGATCACAACTTGGT